CAGAGGTGCCGAGGCAGACGTAGGCGCCGTCCGCGACCTCGAGGAAGCGCGCGTCGGTGCCTTTCCATGGCGGGTTGCCCTGGTACTTGACCGCGTAGACGGTGATGCCGCTGCGCAGCTGCGCGTCGACGGTGCCGTTGGTGCGGTCGACGGCGAGGACGGTGCCCAGCTCGGGTGCGGCGCCGATCATGTTGTGCCTGCCGGCGTGCTCGAGGCGAAGACCTGGTTGGCGTCGTGTTGGACCAGGCCGGTGAAGAGGTCGAAGCGCGCGCCACGCGACTGGAAGAGCTGGGGTGTCGCGTATTCGGTGTCGCCGGCGACCATGACGCTGACGACGTCGTAGGGCTCGACTGGCCAGAAGAGCGTTGTGAAGCTGACGCGCCGGTAGGCGGCGAGGCCCTCGAGCACCATCTTGCGGACCAGCAGCTCGGCGGTGGTCATGCTGTCGGCGGTGCTGCGCGGCTCGAAGCGCCGCATGTAGTGGCGAATCTTCGCTTGGCTGAGGGGATGCCCGGGCGCGATGACGTTGGCGTCTGCCTCCGCGAAGAAGATCGCGACGTCGCCGGCTTCTGACCAGGCCGCCGCGTAGTTGCATCGACGCGCGACGTCGTTGCTTGAGCGGATCGGGCTGACAGTGATGCCGTCGCTGGCGGTGCCGAACTGCACGGCGGGCGTTGCCTTCGTCCAGTCGACGTAGGGGCGCGCCTGGTAGATGCCATCGAAGTCGCACCAGGGGACCTGATAGCCGATGCCGTTGTGGATGCTCGCGGCGATGTCGCGCCAGGTGTTGGTGCGCGTCTGGTTGGGGTTGTCTCCGCCGACGCTGATCGTGGCGCCGTCGCTGTAGAACCCCCAGCCTTCCTCGAAGCCGGGGATGTACGTGATGCCGAAGACCTGGCGGGGCCGCGTGAGGCCCCAGACGCGCGGGCCGGCGAACGCTGCGCCGCTCGCTCGGATGCCGCTGGTGTCGACCAGGCCCGCGGCCTGAACGATGCGGGCGATGGCGTCGGTCTGCAGCTCGCCCTTCCAGACGTTGAAACCGCCGACCGGTGGACCATCTGACTCGAGGTCGAAGAGGCCGTCCGCGAGGGTGACGGTCCATTCCTCGATGCCTGGCGCGATGTCACGCTCGGGAACGTCCCAGAGGTAGACGCCCATGGGGAACTCGACGGTTCGGCCGGCGTTGGTGAGCTGGATGTAGGGCTTGATGCGGTACTGCATCGCGGCATCGCGCAGCCGCGGGTCGGGGAGCATGCGCAGCTCGAGCGCGCCGACGAGGGGCCGGTCGACGTCGTAGTCGACGCTTGCTGCGGTCACGGTGCCTGGCGAGCTCGCGGCCGGCGACGCTCCTGGCGGCGCGGCGTTGAGGTCGCCGACGACGCGGAAGGCCTGGTCGAGCAGCTCGAAGCGGTTGCCGATGGTGCCGGTGCCGGCCTTGAGGATCGCGGTGACCTCGTCGGCGGTGTAGCCCTGTCGCTGCAGCGCCTGCATCTAGAACTTGTCCAGGTCCTGCAGCGGCCACGGCAGCCCGCGAGGCGTCGGGTTGGCGACCGTCGCGACGGTGAGCGCCGGCGGGACGCTCGAGGTGTCCACGATGTTGAGGGTGCTCACACCATTCCAGGTGCGTTGGTCGCGGAGGTCCACGAAGGCGGTGCTGCCGCCAGGCATGCGTGCGTTGGGGTAGAAGAGCAGGTCCCGCGCGGCGGCGACGATCTCCGCCGGCGTGAGGACGCGTGGGTAGTAGGCGAGGCCGTGCAGCGGCGCCATCGCTGACCAGGCGGCCGTGCCGCCGTTGTCGCCACCAGCGGCGAGCGCGACGGTGTTGGTGAGGCTGCCGGCGGTGCCGGTCGTGCTCGCGATGGGGGTGCCGCTGGCGTCGAGGTAGCCGAGCAGCTCGCCGCCGGCGCCGCCGGCGTAGCTCATGGCGAGGACGTGGACGTTGCCGTCGAACGCAGCTGCGGCGGTGACTGCCTGGCGGACGGTGCCGGTCGCTCCCTTGGTGTAGAAGTCGAGCTGGTTGGCGACGGCGTTGGTACGGATACCGAAGCCGTTGCCTGCGCCGGCCAGGTTGCCCTTGGTGATGATGCCCTTGGTGCTGCCGGCGCCGGCGAAGGTGGCGACGATGATGAGCGTGAACGGGCCGGCGAGGGGGTCGATGAGCGCGTTGTGCGCGATGGTGAGCGCCTGGCTGGTGCCGTTGAGGACCAGGCCGGCCGGCAGGTTGTAGTCGGCGACCTCGGGCTGGCGTGCTGTCTCGGCGAATGTGGCTTCGCTGTCCACGAAATCGGCGGGTGTCTGCTGCGCTCGAGGTGCGCTGATGCTGCCGATGACGCGGTCGCCTGCAGGAGTGTTGAGGACCAGCTGCCGGCCGCTCGCTGCGGCGGCGCGCTGGTGGCGGATGCCGTCCTCGGCGACTGCTTGCATGCTGTCCCAGCCGACCTTGTAGAGGCGGCCTGGTAGTTCGCTGCGCGTGCGCGTGACGAGGAAGTCGCGACCGAGCGGCGTGTAGGTGTTCAGCGTGCCTTGGTCTTCGCCCTGCAGCTCCTGCGCCCAGACCGGCGCGTCGAGCCATGGCGCGGCGTTGTTGGTGAGCCAGCTGTCGAGGTCGGGGGTGAGCTGCACGCGCGTCGCGATGGTGCTCGGGCCCGATTCCATGCCGTTGGCGTTGACGACGGTGACCCAGAAGTCCCAGCCGTCACCCCATTGGCCGACGCCTTGCTGGCGCGTCCAGCCGGGGCTCTTGTCGAGGAAGCGCGTGTGCTGCGCCTCGACGGTCGCTGGCGTCTGGCCGGCGTTGACCACGATTTCGGCCCGCAGTTGCGGCTGCACCGCTGGCGTCCTCGAGGGACGCGACCAGAGGCGGTACTTGACGAAGCTGGCGCCGAGCGCGGTGGCGGTCCAGCTGCAGAGCACGCGGGGCGGCGCGTTGTTGACGCTGCCGGCGCCGACGACCGCGGGCAGCGCGACGGCGGTGAAGCCTGCTGGCGCGGCCGGCGCGGCGACCAGCTCGAGCGGGATGTCGTAGCGAGTGAGTGCCGTGGCGCCTTCGAAGTAGGCGTCGGTGGTGCCGCCCTGGGTCGCGCCTTCGATGTTCGCGAGGGTGGTGCCGGCGCCGCTGTCGATCAGCTCGGAATGTGTGTCCTGTCGCAGGATGTCCCAGCCGCGCAGCGTGCTCGCGCTGCTGCGGATGTGGACGAAATACTGCGCGGCGGCGGCGGCGAAGTTGGCGGCGAAGGGGACCTGCTTGCGTTGCAGCGTGCCGGGTTGGATGGTCGCGGTCGCGACGACGGCGCCGCCGCCGTTGATCGCGGTGCGGATCTCGATGACCAGCTCGCGGTCGGGGCGGACACCGGCGCGGTTCCATGCGACGGGGATGACGATGGCGCCGTAGTTGTTGGCGCCTGGACTGGTGATGCTCTGGCCGAGGTTGGCGATGCTGTCGCTGGCGATCTTGCGACGGTCGAGCTGGACGTAGGGGTCGCTCTGGCTGAGGATGGCGCCGGCGCCGCCCTCGAGCAGGACACCGCCCATGAGCTGGCCGATGGTGCCGCTGGTGACGGCGCTGTCCTGCACGGTGCGACGGTCGGGCGCGACGGCGGTGACGACGCCGTTGTTGAGCGTGACAGCGACTAGCTCGCGGTGTTCGCCGGTGGTTGCTGCTGCGCTCGCGGGTTCGACCGCGCTGGGGTCGGTGTGCGCGACACCGCGGGCGTAGTTCGCGGTGCCGCCAACCAGTGGGTACTCGACCAGCCAGTAGTGGGTGTTCGCCGCGAGCAGGCCGGCGCTCGACATCGGGAAGCGCTGCCAGTAGCGCAGCATCTTCTTCGTGTCGTAGTAGAAGCCGCCGATGCGGTTCTCAGCGGCGAGCAGGACGTCGACCCAGAGGCCGGCGACGCTGACCGCGGTGGCAGCTGCTGGCGTGGGGCGCGGATAGCTGATGCGCAGGCCGAAGCTGTCGGTGCCGGCGGCGGTGATGAAGTTGTTGACCTCCGCCTGCGTGAAGGGCTTGTCGGTCGCGGGGTTGAGTCGCCAGGCGCCGAGCAGGAAGGGGGTGTACCAGCGGCCGTCATTCGGGATGCGGCGCAGCGGGCTGTAGTAGTTGCCGCCGCCGAGCGTGAGTGCGGATTCGACGCCGACGTCGACCAGGTCGCTGAACTGGAAGACGCGCACCATGGCGCCGACGAAGACGGCAGCGATGCGCTTGCCGGCGAGCGCGGCAGCTGCACCTCGGAATCGGATGTTGCGCTGCTCGGTGATACCGATGGCGGTGCTGTTGCGGACGTAGTCGCTGGTGTCGGTCTTGTCATCGACGCGCGCGAACGTCGCGGCGGCGGCAGCCTGGTCCTGCCAGCCGGTGGTGGTCAGGCTGCCGAGGTCGGTGCCCGGAAAGAAGGTCGAGGTGCTCAGCGCGGGCATGAGCGTGTCGACCACCTCGAGCGCGATCCCGGGCGCGCTGCCGACCACCTCCTGGTGGTAACGGTGGATGGCGGCGAGAGTGTTCGCGCCGGGACGGATGCGTTGCGCCCAACCAGACGCCGGTGAGCTGAACTGCAGAGCCAGCTCGCTGAGCGGCTGCCACTCCTGGCCGAGCAGCGTGGGGCTCGACGGGTTGAAGTCGCCCATGCCTAGCGGGTGCTTCCGGTGTAGAGGAACATCCGCGACCGGGCGCGTGCGTTGGCGGCGTCGTTCGCGCGCGTAGTGCTGTCGGTCTTCTCCTGCGCAACCGTGACCGTGACCTCGCGGTCCTCAAGCGCGTCGAGCTGCGCGATGAGGTCTTCGACCATTCCCATCAGCCGCCGAACTCCTTCTTGATGACGTTGATCGTCGTGTTCACCACGCGATTGGCGACCGCGTCGAGGTCCTCGACCAATGCCGCGATGGCGGCGTGCGCCTGCGAGGTATCGACGGTGACGGTCGCGTGTCGCTCGCCGGTCGTCCGGTCGAGGTCGCCTACGTACCCCTGTACCTGACCACGCAGGCCGGGAAACTGCTGCTCGAGCAGCAGCAGCGCATACTGCTGCGCGTTGGTCGCCGCTTTCATTCTGTCGGCCGCGCTCACGTTCGGGCCGAGGTCGTCGGCCGCCTTCTTCCCTGCTGCCTGCACTGATGCGAGCACCGCACCAACCAGGCCCTGATGGGCAGACTGGAGGTTGCGAGTGGCCTGGGCACTGGTGTCATTCGCAGCAAGGTTCGCGATCGCGACCTGGTTGTACTGGTCGAACGCTTCGCTGACCGCGGTAACAGACTTCTCGACGTTCAGCTTGTTGGCACCGAACTGCAGGTCCGCCTGCGCCGCCGCGTACGCCTTCTCCGCCTGCGTCTGCAGCTTCTCGTTCACCGATTGCAATGCGTTGCCGGCGTCGTCTTGCACGCCGCGCAGGTCCCGCGTTGCTGACGTCAGCTCGCGCTGCGCGTCGCGCGCTTCCTTCGAATGTCTTCCGTGCTCGGTGATCGCGTTGGCGAGGTCTTGGGTCTTCTCTTTGACCTTCTCCTGCTTGTCGCCGTAGTCCTCGGTGTCATCGCCACCGATGCCGAGCGCATCGCCTAGCCCACTCACCGCGTCGGTCAGGCCGTGGAATGGGTTGATGACGTGCAGCGCCTCACCGCCGATGTCAGCGAGTGAGGTGCCCAGCAGGTTCGCGCCCTTGTCCGCGAGCTCGAGGCCTTCGCTCGCGTTGTTCAACTGTTCGGTCAGCGCGGGAACAACCGCCTTGCCGGCTTCGATCTGGAAACCGCGCAGGGTGTCCTGCAGGTCGTCCATTGCCAGCTCGAACTCGCGAGCATTCTGCAGGTCTTCCTGCGAGAAAATCTGGTGGCCTTCCTCGGCACCTTCGAACAGGTCTTTGATGCCCTTGCGGCCCTGCTCGAGGACCGGGATTAGCTCCTTCCCGGCTCGGCCGAATGCTGCCTGGATGAGCGCCGCGCGCTCGCCTTCGTCGCTGGTGTGCTTGTACGCGTCGGCGATGTTGAGCAGCGTGCCTGACAGGTCGGTGGTCCCGTCCTTGTTCTTGGCGATCTCGACGCCGAACTCGCGCAGCTTTCCGCCGCCTTCGCCGATCTCGCGCGACAGCTTGAACACCGCGCGCGCGCCGGCGTCGGCGCTGATCTCCATGTCATCGAGCGCAGCGACCCACCGCGAAGAGTCCTCGGCGCTCGCACCAGAGACGCGCTGGAAGTCCCGCACCTGGTCGGTGAGGTCGGTGAACTGCTTGACGCCGCTGATGGCGAGCGCGGCGAGGCCGCCGGCAGCAGCACCAGCGCCGAGCGCAAGTCCGGTCTTGAGCAGTCTGCCGGTCTCATCGACCGAGACGCCAAGCTTGTCGGACGCGGCGGTCATCAGCCGGGTCTTGATCGACGCCTTCTCGGTTTCGTCGCCGACACCGCGAATCTTGTCGGCGGCGTCCTTCGAAACAGCGTCGATGACAAGTCGCAGCCGTTCGGTCACGGTTGTCATGCGGACTCCCCGTAATCGAACGCGTCGACCAACGCCGTCGCCGGCAGCGCTGCCACCTCAGCAGCAGCGTCAGCCAGTGAGGTTTCGCGCGCCACCAGCACCGCCGCGAACGCGATGCGACAGGTCGGGCAGTGCAGCGGGTCGACATCGATTTCAGCGTGGGGTAGCCCTCGCTGGTTGACGATCAGGTAGATGCGTTCCCATTCGGCTGCTGTGAGGGAACCCTCTTCGGCTTCGCCGAGGAACGTCCAGCCCACGCTCAGAACGCCCTTCGCAATGCGACCTCGCTGGTGTTTTCGAAGACGCGCTTCACCAGGGGCAGGGCTTCCTGGACGCCACGCGCCCATGGTTGCTTGCCGGGAGTGCCGGGGTGGTTGGCGGACGCGCGTGGTCCGACGCCGGGGATGACGATGACGCGCCGTCGTCGCTGGCGGCCGCTGCGCTCGCGCGGGATGCGGTGCGGCCTGGTGCGATTCTCGATGAGCTGCGCGGGGCCCTTGACGTAGACCGTTCCGCTGGACTCTTCGCCTTGTGCGTCGCGAAGGTCGAACCGAACCGTCAGCGCTGCGCCGCGCTTGCCGACGCCGCGCAGCCGTGACGGCATGCGCGCCGAGACAGACCGCTTGACGATGAGGCAGCCGTCCTTGACCTGTTGGGCCGGAAGGTCGGCGTAGGCGCGTGCGGTGCTCTGCAGCTTGCCGTTCAGCTCGGCCCAGCTGTTCGACGTGCCCATCTCGCTACGGGGTCGCGTCCGCGGTGCCGTAGGCGAGCGTGACCGCGCTGGTGCTGCCGTCGAAGAGGCCGGCGCCGCTGACCTTCTGCTGCAGCGGCGCGGGCCCGTCGACGGTGCTGTCGAACTCATCGAAGCTGGCCTGCTGCACGGTGAGCTGCAGCGTGGGTAGCGACGCGGCGCCGATGAGGATGTTGCCGGTCCAGGTGAGGACGATGGTGGCTACGGCGCCGGCGGCGCTGCTCGCGGCGAAGCGGTTGTAGGCGGTGAGGTCCTGGAAGTCGAGGCCGAGCGACCAGGCGATTTCGCGCCAGTCGCCCTCGACGGGTTCGCGGTGCTGCGCGTTGCCGCGGATGTAGCGGCGGTCGTCGCTGTCGCTGGTGCCGAAGAGGTGGTTGTCGCAGCTGACCTCGCATTCGGTGACGTCGGTGGCGACGCCGCCGATGGTGACGACACCGCCGGCGAAGATGAGCGGCTCGACGTTGCCGCTCGGGTACGACGCGGACGCGAGCGCTGTGGCGGTGACGACGTTCTCGAAGTCGAGGTCCATCTCGAGCTTCAGCGCGTCGCCGACCTGGTTGCTGATCTTCCAGCTCTTGACCTTGCCGCCTTCGTAGGTGAAGGGCTGGTCGGTGTCGGCGGGGTGGAAGGGGTGGTTGCTCTGGTAGGTGAACCCCTTGCCGATGAGGTCGCCGATGGTCGCGGTGTGCGTGGTCTTGCCGTCCGCTGGCGCGCCGGTCGACACGGTGCCGCCGAGCATGTGCTCGAGCCAGAAGCCGAACCCCTTGCTGAGGACGTCCATTTCGACGGTGCCGCCGGCGCCCTGGATGAAGGGGACCTGGCGGTCACCGCGGCGGACGCGCGTACCGGCGCGCATGCCCCGCGACGCGACGCGGCCGTACATCGGCTTGACCTGGTCGCTGTTGAACTCGAAGAAGCGGTCAGGGGTGACGGGCGTGCCCCAGGTGACCTCCTTCTTGACGCCGACCTGGAAGCGGTTGACAGCGCTCATTGCTCAGCTCTCCTGGGTGTCGGCGCCGTGGGGCGCGGTGTCTTCGTTGGCGGGCGGGTCGTGGTCGAGCAGCTCGGCGTCGGTGAGGTCCTCGAGGACCTCCTGCGGTTCGGCGGCGGAGCGGATCGCGGCGACCAGGTCGTCCTTCTTGCGGAGGCCGCTGACGTCGACGCCGAGGACGCCGGCGTAGCTCTTGAGCGCGTCGACGTTCATGGCGTCGAGGTCGCCGGCGACCCAGTTGTCGACCTGCGCGAGCAGGCCCTCGCCGGGGTCGTAGTCCTCATCGCCGTGCTCGCCGGCGGGCGGCCGGCCGGCAACATCGGCCGGGACCTCGATGATGTGGCCGCGCTCGACGTCATGGCCGGTCGCGGCGACCTCGACGCTGTCGAAGGGGCCGACGTACTGGACGGGGACCATGGTGGTGTCGCTCATGCTGATGCTGCTCCTGGTGCTCAGATTTGGACGGATGCCTTGACGGCCCACGCGACGCGCGCGCCCCAGCCGTGGCCGTCAGCTTCGGGGAACTCCTGCAGGTCTTCGGTGTCCGATTCGGCGATGATCGACCGGAAGCTGGCCTGCAGGCCGAGCGTGGGTCCGTTGGGCTTCGCGCGCAGCGCTGTCTCGAGCAGCGCGTGCAGCGCGTAGGCGCGTTCGGTGGCGGTGCGTTGGTCGGGCCATTCGCTGGTTTCGACCCAGACCTCGAGCACCAGGACCTGGTTGCGTCGAGCTGCGCCGAGCGCAGCCCATTGCTGCTCGGCAGGGTTGAGGGTGCCGCCGACCACGGCGCACTCGCGGGTCGATTCGTTGGGCACGCCGTAGAAGACGGTGACCGGCGTGCCGGGTGCTGGGTCCACGCCGGCGGTAGCGAGCGCAGCGGCGAAGAGGTCGACCAGGGCGCCCTTGACCTGCGGGACTGCGGAGGTGAGCTGGTTGGCCATCACGCGATGCCGATGTCGCTGGCGACCTTGTGCCGCTTGTAGACAGCGTCGACGTCGGGCAGTCCTGTCTCGAAGGGCCCGACGCCAGGTGTCGCGATGGTGAAGTAGCCGCCGCCTTCGGGGGTGTAGGTGGTGGCGCGGTCGGGGATGCCGGTCTTCTCGCGGTAGGCGAGATAGCGGAGGTGGGTGAGCGCGGCGTGTTTCAGCTCGCTGGTGGGCTGGTCGTAGCCGTGCTCGACCTCGAGGACGGTGCCGCCGGCGCTGTTCAACCAGGCGCCGGTGTCCGCACGCTCGAGCGCGCCCCACTCGCGCAACGTGATGCTCGCGAGCTCGGCGGGACTGAGCGCGCTGTAGTTGGTGCCATCGGTGTAGACGCGGACGCTGCGGATGACGCGCGGGGCCCAGACGTCGAGGTTGAGCGGCAGCGTGTTCCAACCGCGGCCGATGTTGTCGGCCGGCTTGATGTTGAGGCGCCGGTAGCGCGGAACCCAGGCGGTGCCGGTGATGCGCTCGCAGCTGTCCTCGACCTCACGGCGCAGCTGGCGGACCTTCGCGTCGTTGGCGAGGTTGTTGTCGATGCGCGGGTCGAAGGCGCGTACCTCGGCGACGGTGAAGAAGAAGCCGCCGACGACGTCGCAGTAGGTGGTCATGCGGACGTCGCCGGCGTCGCGCCAGTCGAGGCGCAGCAGGTCGAGGCGGTCGTTGTCCTCGGCCGCCAGCGAGTAGGTGTGCACATTGCCGTCTGAGGTGGTGGGCGCGCCGGTCGCGATGCTGGTGCCATCGCCACGCGTGACATCGACGGTGACAGGGCCCACCGAGTCGGTGGATTCGCCGTCCTGGTCGAGGAACTGCGTGGTGATGGCTGCGGCTGCGCCGCGCAGAATGCGCTGCGCCGCGACCGGCGCGGTCACCTACTTGCTGTCCTTGCCGGTGGCGGCCTTCGTGGTGACCGCCTGCTCGCCGCCGCCGCTGGCCTGCGCCTCCGCGGCCGCCTGCCGTGCGGCTTCCTCGGCGTCGCGGGTGTCCGCCGCGGCCTTCGCGCGCGCCTTGCCGGCGTCGCTCTTCGGCTTCTCGCCCTCGACCTTGTCGAGGACCTTCTCGACGTCGGCGAAGGTATCGGCGCCGGTGTGTGCGCGGATCAGACCGCGCGCGACGTCGTCCACCTCGCCGCCTTCGGCGACCAGCTGCGTACCGCGCTCGGGGCGCTGGCTGGTGAGGTTGCCGTCCTCATCGATGAAGAGGCCGGATTCCAGGACTCGCTCCATGGTGGTGCTCGCTTTCTCGCGCGTTCGCGCGGAATCGGTGTTGGGCGTCAGCCCAGGACATCGGGCGGTACGTCGCCGTACCGCTCGAGCAGCTCACGCGCCCACACGACAAGGTCGGCGGCACGCGCGCCCTTCGGTTGGTGTTCCACCCACAGCTCGAGATTCTCGGGGCGGTTGTCGCTCCTGATCCCGTTCTTGTGGTGGACGTTCTCACCCTTCTTCAACGGTCGACCGAGCAGCTCGGCCATGACGACGACGTGCTCAGGCACCGTGCCGTTCTTGTACGCGTTCGGGTGATCGGGCAGGGTCAGGAAGACGTAGCCGCTGGGCTGCGGCTTCCGTCGCCTGGCCTTTCCGTGGCCACGTTTCGGCTCGATATCAGCCGGGCCGGGATTCCCGTATCGCTGGACGCGCTTGCCGTGCGGTGAGCAGTAGGGCCCGATGCGCGCGGGGCGCTCGCAACCCTCGACTGCGCACGGCTCGGGTTGCAGACGAAGACGTGCGACCGGACCAGCGGGCGTCTGCCCGGTTGAGTACCAGCGCATGTAGTGCGCTTGGCACCAGCCGCGAGATTTCGCTGGCCGGTCGCACTCTTCGACGGAACAGGTGCGGATCACGCCGAAGGCTCTTGGCCTACGTCGTTCCGTTGAAGGTAATGACCGCCACGCCGGCCGGTGCGAACAGCGCCAGACCCGCGCGCAGCTCGAGCAGCAGCGTGAGGATGTTGGCGGTGAAGTTGGACGCGTGGCTGTCGGTCATGTACGCGGTCGGCGTCATGCGGTCGAGGATCGACACCGCGAGCGGGTCGAGCAGCATGGCGGTGCCGGCCGTGATCGCGGTGCTGTGGACCTGCACCAGGCCCCACGCGGTGCGCGACGGGGACTGCTGGAAGCCACCGCGGCCGTCCGCCGACCAGTCGACCGCGTGCAGACCTGCGGCCGCGCTGTTGGTCAGGTCGAACGTCTCGGCGTCGGACGGGTTGAGCACCACGATCTCGGGGACCGATTCGGCGTTCTCCATCAGCGTGATGCCCTTGCGGATGCTGATGGCTCGCTGCTCTGCCGCGCCGGGCGCGTAGGTCAGGATGCCGGAACGGTTGAGCAGACCGCGGATGTTCGGCGCGGTGCCGTTGCCGTTGATGATCTGGCTGTCGAGGCGGCGCTTGAGGCTGTACCGCAGCCGGCCGTCGAGGTAGCCCTGGATCATCGGGACATCGGCGGCCGCCTGCCGCGTGATGTTCGCCCACGCGGCGATGGTCGCGATCGTCTCGGTGTTGAGCTGCGTGGTGATGCCGGCCTGCGGCTTCGCGCTGCCCTCCGTCACCTCGACCGCCTTGTTGGCGAGGTCCGCCAGCGGGCTGATGTCCTGGACGTACTCGACCGCCGGCGTGCTGACCGGGATGCGGTCGAGCAGGTCCGACAGGTAGACGCGCCGGTCCAGGAAGCTGCGCGCCATGCGCGGCAGCATCTGGTTCACCACGAAGGCGCCGGCGCTCGCTGCGCCGGTGGTGGTGTCGGTGACGGCGCGCAGGTCGAGGCCGCTGAGGTCGTGCGCGAACGTGCCGCGCGCGCCGGCGTTGGCCCACTCGGCGTAGGCGTTGCCGTCCGCGAAGCGCTCGCCGACGCTGCGGAGGTCGACGACGTTGCCGCTCTCGCGCTCGAGCATCGCGCCGAGCAGCTGGTCGACACCGCCGGTGAGCTGTTCGGTGCGCAGCTCCATCTGCAGGTTCGCGGCGATGCGGCCGTCGATGGCTTCCAGCTCGGTGCGCAGCTCGGCGATGCGCTGCTCTTCCTGCTCGCTGTAGGCGCGCTGCTCCTGGGTGGCGGCTTCGTCCACCTCGCGCAGCTCGCCCTGGATGTCGACGCGACGCGTGAAGTTGTCGCGCAGCAGCTCGAGGGTGGTGGTCATGGGTGTCCTCCTTGGGGGACGGTGATGGGTGTGTGGTGCGGGCGCGCGGAGCTGGCTCGAGCTGCTCGAGGTCCGTGCTGTTGGTGAGGCGAGGACGACCGGCGACGCCGGCGCAGCCCTCAGCTGCTCAGAGGTGGTGCGCTGCTACAGGTACAGCGCCGCGATCTTGCGACGGAACGGCGCCGGCGGTGGCGTGCCGTCGTCGTGACGCTGGTGCTCTTCGCCGTCGTCTTCGCGGTGCTCGAGGCTGGCGACGAGGTCGCCGAGCTCGCGGGCTTCGGCCGCTTCCATGACGGCGCGCAGCTCGAGGCCGCCCTGCTCGGCGAGGCTGCGCAGCGCCAGCTCGCTGGTGCTCGAGGCGTAGGCAGGCGAGCAGGTGAGCGCGATGTGGTCGAGTACCGCGATGCGGTTGACGGTACGAAGCGCGAGGCCGTCGCTGCCCTTCGTCCAGCGGTCTGCCTTCTTGTCGCTGAGGAAGCCGATGCTGGCACCGCGGATGTCGCGCCGCTCGAGCAGGACCGCGGCGTCGCGGCCGGCGCTGGTGTCGGGGAGGTTGATGCTGTAGCGCAGCGCGTCGCCGGCGTCGCGCAGCTCGAGGGTGCCGGCGTCGGTGCTGCCGAGCAGCCGGCTGAACCCTTGGAAGCCGCGGCCTGGCGTCGGGTCGGGGTGTTCGTGGAACGCGTTGATGTTGCGGTGCTCGAGCTGCTCCGTCGCGCTGCCAGGCGCGAAGCGCTCGACGTAGCCGCCGAGGTTTTTGCTCAGCGCGCCGTAGCGGATGGCGACACCGCTGGCGATGAGGCGCCGGCCGCCGCCCTCGATGGGTTCGCTGCGCAGCTCGACAGGATCGGTGAAGTCGCGAATCTCGAGCATCAGCTCGCTCCGTTCATGGCAGGCGCCGGCGGCGCAGGTGCGGGGATGGGTTGCGGCGGTGTCGGCTGCGGCGCCGGCGGCGCCGGCGTGCTCGAGGTCTGCAGGCGGATGGGCTTGTCGCCCCAGGGGACCGGCTCGAGGCCTTCGCCCTTGCGCGCTTCGTTGACCACCATGACCTCGGCGCCGAGCGCGATCTGCACCGCCTCCATGCGTTCCTTGAACGACGCGCGCAGGACAGCATCCATATCCAGCTCGGTGCAGTAGTCGAAGAGGCCGTCGCGCCAGAGCAGCCGGTTGTGGGCTTCCTCGAGGCGTTCCGTCCAGGCGCGCAGACTGAACTGGCCGAAGGCGCTGTTTTGCTCGGCGAGGCCGCTGCCCCAGCTGGTGCTGTTCGACGCGTCGGCGATGAGGTGCGGGGGGACGCCGTAGACGCGCGCGACGTCGGGCACGGTGAACTGGCGGGTGCTGAGGAACTGCGCTTCTTCCGGGGTGATGCTGACCTTCTTGAGGGTGGCGCCGTTGGTGAGGACGCCGATGCGATTGGCGTTGGCGACGCCCTGGTGGCCGGCGTTCCAGGTGTCGCGCCAGCGGCGCGCTGCTTCGTCGGGGAAGTCGCCGTTGGCTTCGATGACCGCGCTGGCGAGCGCGCCGTTGTTGAAGAAGCTGTCTCCGTAGCGCTGCGCGTTGAGGCCGACGCCCACGGTTTCGGCGGCGTAGGTGATCGGGCTGAGGCCGGTGAGCGCACCGGGGCGGCTCATGCCCTTGATGTGCAGGATGTCGAGGATGGGGTGCAGCTCCTGCTGGCCCACGGTGTAGATGAGCTGCAGCGGCCCTTGGGTGCCGTCAGGGTTGCGACGGCGCTTGCGTTCGACCTTGACCTGGTGCGGATCGAGGACGATGAGGTCGAGCAGCTGGCCGAGCGCGCCGCGGATGGTTGCGATGTAGGCGTTGCCATCGGTGAGCAGCGACAGCATGACCTGGCTGAGGTAGTCGATCTTGCTGAGGCCTGGCTCGAGGAAGAGGAACGGTTCGGGGGTGTCGCGTCGGCCGAGCAGTCTGCGGTTGCCGTCGTCGCGTTCGCGGTACAGGTTGAGCGGCAGCGTCGCGACCGCTTCGCTGAGGATGCGCAGACAGGCGAAGACGGCGGTGAGGCGCATGGCCTGGTCGACGTCATCGAGAAACCAGCCGCCATGCCAGGTCGCCATGCCTTGCGTCCAGCCGCCGCTGGTCATCGACGCTGAGGGCTGCTCGACGTAGGCGCGCACCTCGAGGTCGCGTTCGACGTTGGCGAGCGTGTCGCGCAGGTCGACGGCGCCGGCGAACGCGTTGCCCAACAGGCTCATCAGGCGGCGACCTCGGCGTCAGCGACAGGCTCGAGCTCGCGCTGGCGCTCGAGCTGGCGCACCGCCGCGCCGCGCTCGGCGAGTGCGAGCACCACGGCGCCGACGATGGCGAGGACGCCGAAGACGATGATGCCGGCGGGGACGTAGATGAGCGCGACGCCGGCGGCGATGCAGAGCGCACCGATGGCGAAGAGGATGTCGGGCTTGCCCATGCGGCAGCTCCTAGATGGTGAAGAAATCGGCAGCGGCTGGCGGCGCTTCGTGCTCGCGCTTCCAGGCGGCGATTGCCATGACCTCGGCGACGATGCCGTCGATGCGGCGGCCGCTCGCGGCGCGGTTCGGTTTGATGGGGCGGATGACGTCGGGCTGGTCGGCTGGGCTCTTGACCGCGACTGCGTCGACCATCCAGCGCGCGACCGGGTGGCCGCCGTGGTCGAGGCCGTGCGCCTTCGTCAAGCGCATCAGCTCCGTCATCGAGCTGCTCAGCCCTTCGTAGGTTTGTCGGATGGGGTAGACGGTGACGTCGCGTTTCTGCAGCCAGCTGACGGTGTCGGGCGCGCCCCAGGGGTCGTAGCCCAGCTCAGCGACGCGGAAGTTGCCGAGGTCCTGCTCGAAGACGTCGCGGATGTCCTCAAAGTCGATGACGTCGCCTTCGGTGATGCGCATGTAGCCGGCGCGTGCCCACTGGCTGACCGCGCCATCGGTGTGCCGGTCGAGGAACGGCAGGACCTCTTCGGTGAGCCAGAAGCGCCAGATGACGCGGGCGCTGTCGTCGTCGTCGTTGGGGAAGAGCCAGCAGAGCGCGGCGATGTCGGTGGTGGCAGCGAGGTCGAGGCCGCCGTAGCAGAGGCGGCCGTGCAGCTCACCTTCGGGGATCGGGGACCAGGCGCGGCCGTCGCCGGCGTCGTCCCAGAGACGCAGCGGCATCCAGCGCGTGGCTTGCTGGACGCGCTGGTTGAGTCGGAACTGTCGGAAGCCGTTTTCCTTCTTCGGCTCGAGCTTCGCCTCGAGCGCTTCCTGGCGCAGCGACTCGATGCTCAGGAAGCTGCCGAGCGCGGGGTTGGGCCAATACCAGTTGCGCTCATCCCAGGGGTCGAGGCTGACCGGCAGACGCGGATGGTTGGGGAAACGCCGGCGCAGCGTCTCGAGCTGCTGGTCGGTGCGCGGCATCTTGCGGACGTACGCGAACTGGCGCGGGTTGCGCTTCGGGTCTTCCTGGATGCGTTCGGCTTCGTCAATGACCTCGGCGCCGAAGCTGCTGTCATCGTTCGTCTCGGTGGTGATGAGCAAGAAGAGCGGCTGGGTGCGCGTGCCGGCGGCGGTGCGCATCGCTTCCCAGAGGCTGCCGTCTGGCTGGCTGAGGACCTCATCGAGCAGGAAGCCGTGCGGGTTGTGCCCCAGCTCGCCGAGCGCGTCGGCGGTGATGACCTCGTAGTAGCTGCCGCTGCTGCCGGCAGCGTCGAAGATGCGACGGCTGTTCTTGTTGACGCCCAGACGCTTCGCGAGCACCGCGCTGAGCAGCCGCATGCGCGACGCCGGTTCCCACACCTTGCCGGCTTGCTTGGTGTCCTTCGCGGCGCCGTACACCTCGGCGCCTTCTTCGTCGTCGGCGATCAGCAGGTAGAGCGCGATGCCGGCAGCGATCTCGCTCTTGCCGTTCTTCCTGGCGATGACGATGGCGGCGACGATGTAGCGGCGGACGTAGCGCCGCCACTCCGGCGACCAGATGACCTCGCCGAAGATGGGACGGATGATTTCGTGCTCTTGCTCGGGCTCGAGGATGAACGCTTGCCGCGCGTGCGCGCCCTTGGTGTGGACCAGCAGCTCGGCGAAGAAGCGGACGGGCTTGTCGGCGCGCGGTTCGCAGTAGTGCGCGCCCTTCTTCGTGCAGCGCTTGCCGTCGAAGGTGTAGTTGCAGACCGGACCACCACGCTGGCGTGGCCGCCAACGCTTCTGGTGGTCAGGCGGTGAGTAGGCGGAGGGGGTCGCGCTGTTCGCCATCAGGTGCAGGACCTGGCGGTGCGGGAACGTCGAACTCTGCTCGAGCTCGCGGCGTCAGTCCGAACTCTGCGCCGAGGCGCGCGATGGTGCGCGCCAGGTCGGTCTTCCGTTGGATGAGCGGGTTGGCGACAAGGTTGCCGGTGCTGCCGGTGACCAGCAGGTCGCTCTTCGCCAGCTCGGCGCTGAGCGCACGGTGGTCGGCGACCGCTTCGCAGTACGCGACGAGGATGTCGCGGTCGGCCGGCGAAGCGGTGCGCATGAATTCGATCTGGTCGAGGGTGTAGTCCCAGATGGCCTTGACCTCGCGGCGCATGCCTCGAGGTGCTGCCGGCAGCCCAGGCTTCGGCTTCGCAGGGTTCTTCGGCCGGCGATCTTTGCGTTCTCCCTTGGCTTCCTTCTGCTCGACGGTCGCCGGCGCAGGTCCTCGACGTCCCATCAGCTGACGAAGTTGCTTCGCTCGACGGGCCAGGTGGTTTCGCTGGCGGTGACGATGGCGCCGTCCGCGTCGGCGCGCAGCGCCCAGGTTCCTTCGCGGTCGCTGTCGACGTCGATGTGGAAGACGCCGACACTGTCGCGCACCACCACCGCGGCGTCGGCCGGCCAGGTCTTCGTGGTGACGGTGTCACCAATGCGGCGGTATGACACCTCGAGCGTGGTGGGGTCAGCAAGCTGGTTGGTCAGCTCGTTGCGGCAGGTCATCGTGATGCGCTTGCGGACGCCGGGGTAGTCGCTCATGGTCAGCAGTCCTCAACGGTGATGGCGACGGTCGCGGTGGACGTGACGGTCGCGACGATGCTGGCGGTGTTCGAGCGGGCGAAGCCGATGCTGGCGGTGTTCGCCAGGTCGATGCTCATGCAGCCGCGCTCGCTGACGATGACCTCGCCGGTGTCGACGGTGGCGAGGTCGGCGACGG